CTTCAACATGCCGTCGATAACTTCAATAAGGGCATAGCGGCACGGAAGGCAGAGGATGGAAGTTTTGAATTGCCATGTAACTATAATCATCCACGACAGGACGGCCCCGAAGTCAATAAAGCCTCTGGATGGATCAAGAGGCTTTATCTAAAAGGCAAGGAATTATTTGCCTCAATCGAATGGACGCAGACGGCACTTGAATATATTAAGAATAAAGAATATAGATATATTTCACCGGAGTTTAATGACAACTGGCCGGATGAAAAAGGCAACAAGCATGGGTTTACCGTATCAGGATTGGCGCTTACAAATTATCCATTCCTAAAAGAAAATCAAAGTGCTTTGGTTATAGCAATGAAAGACAACGACTTGATCCTATGGATGCCGGAGAACGACCAGGCGGGATCGGAATATTTAAACAAGGAGAACATCATGGAAAAGGAACTGAGAGAAATGTTGAAACTGAAGGAAGACGATGACATTCTCGAATCCGTAAAAACTTTGTCCGAGCAGATCACAGAACTCACCGAGTCAAATAAAGACCTGACCACGAAACTGGAATCTGCCTCCGGAGAAATCAAGACCTTAAAGGAAGGAAAAAAGGAACTTTCCACAACCGAGAAGGCGCTTGATGAAGCGAACAAACGCATTATCGATCTGGAGCAGAAGAACGCAAAGAACGAAGCGGAAAAACTGGTTGATTCTTATATCAACTGTGATGAACCCAAAATACTCCCAGGTCAGCGTGAACGGGCTGTCAAGATGGCCTTAAAAGACCCTGAAGGATTCAAGGAGTTTTGGGATGAGCAAAAACCCGTACTGGACTTGAAGGAAAAAGGTTCGGCCGGTGAAGCTCCCGAAGGCGACAAGGCTTTTGCGGCTGCTATTGACAAAAAAATATCCGAGAACAAAGGCATGAATTATGCCGATGCGGTAAAGGCAGTCATTAAAGAAAATCCGGCATTCGGGAAAGATTATGAACCCAAAAAAGAAAGTGAGTAAGGAATGAGTGGAGCAATAAGCGGAAATGGAATAGATTTCACCTTTGCCGCGGCTGCTGATTTAAGTTCTTATCAGTATTGCTTTGTATATCTTACCGCTGATCTTACTGTGAATATGTCTGGTTTGAATGCCAGAGCAATCGGAATACTTCAGAACAAGGATGCCGATGCTGCTGGAAAGGCCTGTATTGTCCGTCTTCTCGGTGTATCGAAACTGATTGCCGGAGAAGAAATCGCAGTAAGTAAGATGATTACGAGCACAGCGGCGGGGCGTGGTGAAATAGCCGACGCAGCGGATGAATGGTGTCCAGCGTTTTCGCTGACAGCAGCCGCAGCGGATGGGGACGAGATGACAGTGTTATTGGGCGGTGGATTTGATGCCGTTTCCAGTGACGCATAACGGAGAGGAGAAAAGACAATGCCGAGAAGCAATGTACATACCGACGCTATCCTCTCCAACTTTGCCCTTGCATATAGTCAGCAAGGATTATGGATTGCCGACAAAGCAAGTCCAGTAAAGCCGGTGTCAAAGGAAAGCGACACATATTATAAATATTTATTGAAAGATGTAATCACACCGCGGGTCAGTGTATTGAGGGCTAACGGTGCGCCTGCTGCACAGTCAACCTGGGATTTTACGACTGGAACGTATCAGTGTCATGAATATGCTCTGAAGGATGTGGCCACAGATAGAGACAAAGCGAATCAGGATTCGCCAATTAATGTCGAAATGGACTCTACAAAGTATGTCACAGATCAGCTCATGCTTGCCCGTGAGATCAGGGTTGCGACTGCGCTATTTAATGGGACGACTTTCACCAGTTACACCACTGCCTTAGGTGCGACGACCTATTGGAGTAACTATACTGCCTCTACGTCTGTGCCATTTACCAATGTGGAAACTGCGAGGGATTCGATTCTCCAAAACAGCCTCCAGGTTATGAATACCATGATCATGGGCTATGATGTTTTCAAGGCCGTTCGGAATCACCCCGCTGTTTTGGATCGGGTGAAGTACGGCGGCGGGCCGACTGATCCAGCCGTAATTGGGCCTGCGGAACTTGCCAAAGCCTTCGACGTTCAGAATGTTTTGATAGGGCGGGCTATTTATAACACGGCCAATGAAGGACAGGATGCGACACCTGCGAAAGTCTGGGGAAAGAATGTGTTGTTCTGCTATATCAATCCCAGTCCTGGAATAAAAGACATTACTTTGGGTCTGACTTTCCGGACAAAGGCTTTCCAGATAAAAAAGTGGTACGACGATGAAGTGGATGGAACGTGGATTCAGGGCAGCACGATTGAGGATGAAGTTGTGAACTGCGCCGGATGCGGATATTATTATACCGCGGTGGTTGCCTAAAAAGGGAGGTATCCAATGAAAAGTTTTAAATGGATTATTTGCAGCCTCCTCCTGATTCTTTTATCAGTGCCGTTGTTCGGCCAGGTTGTTGAAACTAGATGGGTGACATTCGCTTCGGATGTGTTTTTTGATGCAACCGTTTATTATCGGAACACCTTGACAGTCGGTGAAGATGACACCGGATATGATGTCAAGTTTTTCGGTGCGACTTCGGGATGTTACTGGTTATGGGACGAAAGCGCAGATATGGTCAGTATCGTAAACACATCAGCAACGACCACCGGAACGGATCGGGTGTTTAATATCAATATGACCCAGACAGGCGCATCCGCAACGAAGATTTTGGAAGCGTTTAGGGTCAATATTGATGCCAATGTAATGACCGGTGACTGGGTCAATGCAATTGTGGCACGAGTTGATTATGGCGCAGTAGGAGATGCCGCAGGTGGAATGGTTGCGCCTTTTTGTTCTGAACTATCTTTACCAGCAAAGACGCCTGCCGGTGGAATGTATATTGTTGCTGATCTTGAACTCGATGCACCCACAAATCATTTGAACCACGGGAATTCTGCTTATCCGACCGCCTTTTTGAATATGGCAATCTGGGGTGATGCAACTGCTATCGCCTCAGAGGAAGATTACGCCTATTTTTTCAGGACGGATGGATTCACCGGAGCGGCTGGAAACATGGTTTCGCTGACAGCCCATACGATGCGGATTCTTGCAGAAAATTCTGCCGGAACAGCGGTGACCCGTTATCTGGTACTGAGTCAAACCGAAGACGGAATCGGGCTTGGGACTTCTGGGACTCCTCAAGTGGTTACTTATAACGGTGCGAAACCCTTGTCAATTTATACGACCTGTGCGTCTACTTCTTCAACCAGTTATGAGCCTGTACTGTTTTATACTACGTTAACTGGTGAGGGTCAAACTGGAGGGCGTGTCAGATCATTTATGACAACCAATGTGGCTCTTGGTGGGTGGTCTAATGCGCTGAAAGCAGAGGTTACTTATGGAACTGCTGGCAGGACTACAGGATTGGGTTCAGCATTTTGTGCGGAAATGACTTTATCTGCCGGAACGAGTTCTGGAACTTATGCTCCCGTTGAAATAGAATTAAATATGGGCTCAGCTGGAGTTACCGGAACACAGACAAGTCTAATCCACATGAGTGTAAATGATGCGGCGGCCACTACGTTTGATGATTTAGGGTATCTGTTCAACTTGTCCGGAGTTACTGCAGGGACAAGCGGTTCAGACGTCTATGAAACATCGGCCAGTATTGGCGCTGTAGATGAAATAACGGCTGGTTTGAGAGTCAAGATAAAAGGTATTGAATATTATCTGTTAATGTGTACACCGACAGATATTCAAGACTAATAAAGGCTTCGGGGGTTGGCCTGAAACAACCCCCATTTATTAAAAAGGAGGCACGATATGAAGTACAAAAGAATTTTGGTCTTGCTGTTGATTGGGCTGTTTCTGGTTGGATCACTTCAGGCAGAGTACATTCCATTCAAGGTCAAACTGAATGCACTTGAACGGTTCATAATCGGAGTTCTGTTACCAAAGGAAGCGAGTTTCGCACAATGGAAAATATACAACGATTTGAAAAATCAACTTTCATTCACGGACGAAGAAAGCATAGCGCTCGAATTACAGCCTGCGGAGAATGGAGGCGTCAAAGGTAAATGGTTTGCAATACCGGAGAAAGAAATCACTTTTGGAGAGATTGCAGAAAAGTATATAATGGAAACCCTGAAGGATTTAGACAGCAAGGGAAAATTACTTTCAGAACATATCCCATTGTACGAAAAATTTGTTTTACGAGGTAAAGATGCCTCTTTATGATTTCTGTGTGGTCTCGGATGTGGAGGCCGTTGTCAGGTCTCAGAATCCGACCAAAGCCTATTCAGTAACTACGAAACCAACCCTTGTAGAAGTGCAGCGGTTCATCAAGGAAACGACTGATCATTTAATGTCAGTATGTGATTTGGCAGGGTACACCACGACCGCATTTCACGAGGCGAGTTCGACGGTTGCTCTTGCAATAACCGCTGCGGCAACTACGGTCACGGTTGCAAATGGAACGCAATTCTCAGCGGGTGACACCGGAAAAGTCTGTGGATTGGCAAGCGGAATTCCGACGATTGAATTTATCGACATTAAGTCTATCTCTGGGAATATACTCGCTACTTCAGCTTTTGTCAATTCCTATACCGCCTTAACTGTCACTATCTATGTAGTTAATTCCGCACTTAGGATTTTAAGAGACATTTGCGCCGTGGGTACTGCTGCCAAAGCATTGCAGGCCGGACTGATGGGAGTCTCGCCGAACAAGAATGAAAAGATCGATGAATTGTGGATAAGATACAACGGAAGCGAAGAAACTGCATGGGGCTTATGGGCAATTCAAAATCTGGCTTCATTCCTACGGGGTGCGACTATCGGAAGCGATGCCGTGACCAGTGCAACGATCAGTTCTTATAACGAACAAAACGAATATGATACTTCAGTGGACATCGGACCGACGATTGAAAGGGATATGGATTTTTAATGTTTGACGTGCGCATACATCCAAAGAATTTGGAACAGGTTTCCAGCGGGTTGACTGGTTATGCGAAATATCTTGATGGACGTGTTCTTAGCGATTCCGCAAGGGCTGTTATTTCTTCATTTAGGCGAGCGGAGCGGGAACAATTTGCAACTCACGGACACGGCCATTGGCCGCCATTGTCTGCGGCGTATGCAGCATGGAAAACGAAACATTATCCTGGAAAACCATTAATGGTACAATCCGGAAAAATGCGGCAAGCATTGACTTCACAATCCGGAGATACAATTGCATTTATGGCACGGTCAGGAAAGGGCTGGGCACTTCATCTTGGAGTAGATATTGAACCGGACTACCCGACTATGCACGACAAGGGGATTCCTTCGAGACGGGGAAAGATAATCAGAAAACCTATTGATCCGACGGATCAGCAAATGGATAATTGGGCAAGCATCTTGCAAAGTAAATGTATTGCTCAGGCAAAGCAGGGGACTTTATTTCAAATCGCAACTGCAACAAGGCAGGCGAGAATGGACAAACGGAAATGAGTGTACGGTTTACAGAATCTTATGTAGACGCTGTAATCACTGCGCTGAATGACAATACAAACGGCGTTGAAGCGAAAATGAATCTTGTTGACAGCGAAAGGAATGATGGGATCGTACTCGAAACCCTGAAGAAGATTTACAAGGGTGGCGTACATGTGATTGAGGAACTCCCTGCACTCGTGGTCTGGCCGGAATCCGGAAGTTATGCCGTACCGACTACAGCGACCATTGAACAAAAAGACACAGTAATAGTGTGGGCATTGATTTATGCGGAAGATCCGGAAACCACTCACGTAAGAGTGTGGAGAATGCAGGAAGC